GTTGCAATATCCTTCATCAACTCAAATGCCGTGCCTATGTGATTATTGTTCATTTTTTTCTAATTGCTTTTTGTTCCATCTTCGCAATGTCACTTTCGTAAGCGGTCCACATGAGAGCGGTCTGAATGGGCTTTGTATACACTGAATCCAAGTTGAGGAAATTTCGGTTAGCAAGTCGGTAGACCATTCCAAACCATCCCCATTTTTTGGTAAGGCGTATTTCATCGCCACTTCCCCCTTCCTCACCATCCGCAAATACTTCTGGAAAGAATTCAATAAGTCGATTCCTAAACTCCAAAAAAAAAGCATCGCACCAAATGCAGTGTTCGCGTCTATGTCCTTAAATGCGGAATTCAAATCGGCATTGTAGGCCATGATTTCATATCTTCCGTTCTGTCCTTTTTTGGTAATGGGGCGATACAAAACCGACAACACTTTCCAAAGGTCGTTTGGTTCTTTGCAGTAATTTTCGATGTCAATGAATTCACCCGTTGTGAGTTCGTCAAAATTTGGGATGAATCCGTATTCAATGCCTTTGTACTCGAACATGGGTGTGAATGTTGGTTTAGATTCCAACATGGTTGTGATTTTTTCCACGCAATACTTCAAAGTATCAAATGGCATATTCTTAACCTCCGACATGGTCAAGTCACAAAAGATTGCCACCGCTTCCAACTGCCTTGATACATCATCCATTTCGGGTTTTAATCCGTTGTATGTTATCATTTGATGTAACTTTACATCACGCAGTTCGGTAGGTACAATTATCTTTTTGTTTTCAATCATATACTAATAAAACGAAGAAATTCCCGAATGTTTACGGGAATCTTTCGTGAAGGATGGTGTGAACCTTTGCATGGTATCTTTGGACTTCCTTATCCGTCTGTAAAATATCACCAAATTCACGCACTGATGAAATGATTGTGGAGTGATCCCGCCCACAGATTAGCCCTATTTCTTCGTATGTCATTTCCAACCGCTTTCTGCAAATGTGGTTGAACATGTGACGGGCATACAATGGCTTTCGTTTTCTTGACCTTGTTATCACTGTGTCGGGTGTAAGGTCGTAAACTTCACAGATTGCCCGTAACACTTCACGCCATGGGGTTGGCTCTAAATTGATATCGGTTTTGGGTTGGACAATTTCACGCTTCAACGCACGAACTAAATTATCGTAGTCCGATTTCTGTTCAATCATCTGCAACCGCATCCGTCTGATTTCTTGTTTGAGGTTATGCACCTCTTGGTATTGTGTTGTCATTTGTAGTTTATTTTACATAAAAAGCACCGATAATTCCCCTTGGATTTGTTGAATGTAACTTTTGCAAGTCGGTTACATTTGGGGCATCTTGGATGGTCAATAATGACAATTGAATCATACACCGATTGCCAATAGTCCTGACCTTGTGGGCTTGCATCCCATTTGAACGCATCCAATAACATATCTTGGATGGTGTTGTACTTTTGTACCTTTTTGTCATCATCAACCAGTTTGATGAATTCTTCATACATTGGCAATGCCTTTGCCTTTGTTCTTAATTCGTTTGAATACCGATAATCTTTTATTTCCATTTGTCAAAATAATTTTGTTTGTGTTGTTGGTTGATAACTTGCATCATATCTTATGTTGTCCCCTTTTGGGTATGGTTCAATTTTATAAGGCAACTCAACGCTCATTTGTTTTCTTTGGTATTTGTTTCCGATAAAATAAAAGTATCTGTGTTTTTGTGGTCTTTCTTTCATGTACAACCGATCACCAAATTTTTCCCTCAACCATTCAACGCGGTTTTCTTGCCCCCTTGACATATCAAATACACTTGCCCCATGCAGATGTTCCATGCCTTTAATCATGTAATCCATGAACTTTACAGATAAGCCCGTATAAATCCAATTCGTTGCTTGATAAATGTATCCTTGATGGTTGTGTGATGTATCTGCATAAGATACCAACACGCATGGGTTTGGCATCATCTTAATTGTTTTGGAAACAAAAAAACTTAATGTGTTTTTTGGAACGCCTTCATTGATAACTAATCTATTTAGTTCATACAATTTGAACGATGGTATTGATTCCCTTAACGGGCTACTCGCGGGGGTCCCGTAACTGCATACGCCAATCAACAAATTGTCATTATACAATCCAAAACAAAACTCTATCGGTGGGATTCTTTTTGCATAGTGCTTTTTCAAAAACCACTCTTTGCAATCTTGGTAATCAATTGATTTTACTTCCATGTTATTTGTCAATGCGAATATAGTTAATCCACACGAAATAAACAATTTTAAGGCAAAAAAAAGGGGCATTTAGCCCCATTTAATTGAATAGAATAATTTTATTTTAATGATTTGATTTTTGCCATTTCAGCATTTGCGGTTTTGATTCTGCTTTCCGCTTGTTTTTTTCTAAATGATAAAAACGCAATTGCACCTTTGTCACCAAGTTCTTTGGCAGGGGCTTCATATTTTGCAATCAAATTGATAATTTGTTGAGCGTTTTCAATTACATCTTGGGTAGATTTTATGAGTTGCGTTTTGCCAACACTTTGTGCTTGATACAAAGCATCAAACTTTTTGTCCAATGCCATTATATCGTCTACCGCTGATAAATCAATTTTGTATCCAGTTAATCTCATACACATAAAACTGTAAAATTGATATCTGTTGTGTTTTTATGTTATTAATGGTGATTAAGAAATCATTTCAACATTGTGTTTATTTGATTTGCTCATATAGTACAATCTACCATATTTAGGATGTTTTTGATCACCCGCATAGGTTGCTAATTGCCCGTAATCTGATTGTTCAATAACATAACACCAAATTGTTGTGAACTTGCCTGACTTGCTTTGCTCTGTTCTGTGAACCATGATAATTCCAGTTGTCCTACGATCACCGCTTTCGATAAAGCATACATCACCACGGTTTAATTCTGTTACATTCTTGTACTGAACTTCGATAATTTCGTTTGTGTTTTTCATGTTGTTTGTCATATTGTTCAACAAATATACACCCATTATTTGTAATTCCAAATATAAAATGAAAAAAAAGTAAAAAAAATTATCGGATGTCGTATTGGCCGTATGATGATTTGATTCCAAGTGCCATCATCTCGAAGTACCTCCAACTGTCAATTCCGTGATCCGTTCCCGTTGGTGTGTTCATTGTACGCCCTTGGGAATCAGTATCCCAACAATAGTTGCGCAGTTCTTTAATTAGGTTTGTTGATGTGGATGTAACCAAATACGATTGGGATTGCATGATTTGGATTCCGTAGTTGATTGAATCCTTTCCCTTGGTTACGCCCTTGATTCTAATTCCGTATCTCCGTATTTCATCAATTGACTTTGGTTCTGCACTATCCGCATACACTGGCACAAAGTTGGGCAATGCCTTTGCAATGTCTGAATTAAGCATTCCCGTGCGATATGCGACCTCATCAACGATTCGTTGGCCATTGTACTCATATACGGCCACTATTGCCGTAGGGTCGTTTGTATAACCGAAATCCACACCACAACCAAGCAACCTTGCATCTTCGGGAATCTTATCGATGGTTTGCCAATTGCTGAATATAACCCCTTGAAGGTTTCCAATCTCACCAAGCCCATATACTTTCCACCAATTACGCCAATAGTTGCTTGTTTCTGCCCTATCCCGTGCCTTTTCAATTTCTGCCACAATGGATTTGTCCAACGCTTCATTGTCTTTGTAGGTTAGTACAATCATTTCCGCATCAGGGTCGTTTACCAATTCGCTATCCACCCAAAACTCCGCCACTGGGTTGTAATCCAAATAAATGAATTTACGGGTACGGATTGCCATTTGATAGTATGATTCCCAATCGATGTTGTTGCACTCGTTTACAAATAAAACATCACGCCTTGCACCCCTCAACTTTTGGGGTTGATCCGCTGAAAAGAATTCAATGTATGAATCATTTGAGAATGTATAAGTGAGTGAAGATTTGTTCCACTTATTTACATCGTACATTCCAACCATGTCCATGATTTTAAGAAAGTCACGGATTGCACCCCTTCGCAAATGCGGGATGGTTTCCGATACCACGCTAATTTCACACTTTGGGTTTTGCACCGCGTAGGTGATAAGCATGGGAATAATACTGAAAGTTTTTGAACTGGATGTTCCACCGCGCACGATTCTAACTCGCTTGCGCAGTTGGGAAATCTTGGTTTGTGCGGTGGTTTTTTGAAGCATTATTTCACATCCAAGTCAATACCATTGAAGATTGGTTTTTCTGTGGTAACATCAATTTGTTGGGTGGGCATTCCAAAGCCACTATCCATTAATTGTTTGTATGCACCCACATCGCCTTTTCTTGCCTTGTGTATCATTGCAAGGGTTATTAAATCTTCTTGGGATAGTTTTTCCAATTCCCCCGTGATGGGGTTTTTGCTTTCTTGCATGACCTCCAACCATTTGCGTGCGATGGTGCTTCGGTTCTTGCTTCCCTTTGGTCTGCCGTTTGGGTTGGGGCTTTGTTCCCCTGGCTTCCATGCTGGTTTCAAATTTTCCTCATTTGCCATATCGGTGTATTTTCGGTGTTAATCGTTTGGTAGTAAAGGGATAGGCATCCACATATATGGTGCATTGATTGGTGAATCATCTGTTGACAAATACCATTGGCCATCCATGATGTAAGCCACTTGGCTTGTGTCTATTAATACCCATTCGTTGTCAATGGGAATTGTGCGGTTTACTGACCTCCATGCTTTCATAATTCAACTCCGTTTCTTTTAATTTTAATTGTTGGGTCTAACTTTTTCATTCTGTCCACAATCACTTGGCAATACTTTGGGTCAAGTTCCATTCCATAACATTTGCGTTTGAGTTGGTGTGATGCAACCATTGTTGATCCGCTGCCTAAAAACAAATCAAGAACTTTGTGTGCTTTATGATTTGATATTGCTCTTGCTGGTATTTCAATCGGTTTCTGTGTTGGGTGTAATTTATTTTTCCCATCTTTTTTAATTTCCCATATACGGTTTTCGGTTGTGTCCCCAATAAAATTCAAATTTGATCCTTTTGTTTTCCATAGCAAACATGGTTCATGATTTTGTTTATATGAAGCCCCTAATGCCCCATAACCTCCTTCTTTTTTCCAAATCAATAATGCTATAATTTGACCTTTTACATTTTCAACACCTCTATATAAACCAAAAGGAACAGTATCAGCATAAAACATAAATACAGGTCCACAACAAAACATATCGGCTATTGTTACGGCATCTTCATATAAATCTATGTTGTCATTTTTAATCATTTCTCTATTGTTCTGCTCTAATCCATTTTGCCCATTTTTAAGACCTCCCGTATAACTTACTCCATACGGCGGGTCGGTAAAGCAGAATTGCGCCTTCTCCCCTCCCATCACCCGTTCCACGTCATCCCGCTTGGTACTATCTCCCTTACCGACATCGAGCTCTGCATCCGCCATCGCGAGGGTAAGGAGGCGATGGGGGTGATAGTGGCACGCCACGGGGGGCTGGCGAGGTCGTGGGCCAGCCGGATGAAACGTGAGGGGCAGTGTTGTTCGCAAGATGACCTGGTGCAGGAGGCGAGGCGGGGGTTGATAGACGCAGCAGAGCACTTTGACCCGGAGCGTGGGGCGTTTTCGACAGTTGCTAGCCTTTGGATCAAGAAACGGATTTTTGCACTTATTGAGAAGGCTAAGCAGTTTGGGGGCGGGAATGACACCATCAACGAACAAGTAGGTGAAGAGCGGGTTGGGGTAGATCGGAGCTATCTGCTTGATGAGTTTGACCAGATCGAAAAGCTCTACCACCTCGGCTGGATTGATGAACGCGATGTGACTATTATGCGAGCGATTTGTAGTCCGATCAGTGAGCAGGATGAGGCGGTCAAGCCGTTATTCGCGGCGTGGTGGAAGGGGGCACAGCGGGCGACGTTGAAGAAAGTGGCGGATGCGGTGAAGGGGTACCAAGACCAGAAGAGCCGGATTCGGGGCGGTAAAATCATGAGTGATCTGGAGTTGCAGAAGGAGATGTTTTGAGCATTGAGAGTGCTGAAGTTACTGAGCCACTATCACCCAACAGCCCGCTAGTGTCTGACGGCGTGGATGGTGTGCGAACCACTCGCCTCCTCAACCGAGCTATCAAACAACGCTGGCCAATCACTGACGAACAGCGACAGGCGATTATCGAACGACAGATAGCGATAGCGTCACGCAAAAATGGGAAAGCCCGGGAGCAGAGCATTGCGGCGAAGACGGTGGCGGCGTTTGACCAAATAAACATGGCCGAAGAAAAGGCGAGCGAGCCGCTTCCCACACAACAGCATCTTCACCTTCACCAGCATCAACCAACGGTAGACTTAGACAAGTTGACTGATGAGCAGTTGGACAAGTTGGAGCAGATACTTCTTGCAGCAAGCTCTACCACTACCACCGATAGAACAAATACAGATACGGCAGGATAAGCGACACCTGTACCGGTTCGTGAAGTCGGCGTGGGAGAATATTGAGCAGGTAGATTTCGTTGACAACTGGCATATCGGGGCCATTTGTGACCATTTGCAGGCAGTGTGGAAAGGTGATATTCAGCAATTGCTGATCAACGTCCCGCCTGGGTGTAGTAAGTCGCT